TACCTATAAATTGTTTTTCTTCTTTTATTATATCAGACCATTTGCATACATTCATTCTACCTTTGTCTACATAAGTAATAACAGGGTCTTCTAGCCTATGATATCCGTATAATTTTTCTTTTGTGGGAACATCTGTTTCAAGAAGATTAGATCTTGGTGCAATAGAAACTTCTATGTTGTTTTCCATACATTTAGCTAACCAAAACTCACAACAAGCTTTCCCTGACTCTGCAAAATGCATATTTGTTTTGTATGTAAAATCTACGCCAAAAACAGTTAAATGACTAACTTGATTCCATAATGCAAAAGCTATGGCATAGGCTACAGTATTATTAAAATAAGCACAGTTTAAATCTCCTACCAAAGGACCTAAAGGAAACTCTTCGGCGGAAGGAACTCGTTTGTCTAACTCACAGGTGTATATTGGATATTTTATTTGCGGAAGATACTTTCGCATTATTTGAGTCATGCTTCCCGCATCTTCGGTGTCTAAAAACCGAGACATAGGATCTAGAATAAAAGCTCTATCTACTTCAGGTAAAACACTGACCATAGCGTTTATAGCCCATATTTCATCGAAAGCTAAGCTGTGTGTCCTGGACAAATGATAATCTATCTGGCTTTGACCCATTGCTACAAGCGCAATGTTTTTACCTTTTAACTGTGGAAGTGGTTCTTCCAACATTAGTTAGTAGGAATACGTACTTGATCGTACCTATACTGACTCTGTGTTCCTGCTCCTTCTGCGGTGTTCTTTAATCTAGCCAAAGCATTTTCAAATCTTTGGTCGTATCCAGCTATTTCTGTTGGATCCATTTTTAAAAATACAGCTGCTTCTGTTAAACATCCATATAGTAAAGCTATAGGTGCATTGGTTGATAGCCAAGTTGATCCACTGTCTCCAGCTGCAGTTAACGATGCAGGCCTATAAAAATAATGTAGCTCAAATGTATAGTTGCTGTCAGGAGTAGGAGCGATAATAAAACTATCACTATCAAACTCTGCATAATACTTTGGTCTACCTGTGACAGAACCTGTTGTTGCAGGTTTGTAAGATCTCATAAAACTAACTTGTTTTAAATTTAAAAAATAATACGTGTCGCTGTCTATAACAGATAAACTAAAGGGAGCTAAAAAATCTGTAGGCATTCCTAAATAAGGAGTCCCTGATGTAGCTGTTCCAGTTACGTTTCTTTTAAAATTATCTAGCCAAACACCTTTTAAAATTCTTTCTTCGGCCTGCTCAATAATTATGTTTAGATTATTAACAAATGTAGTCTCAGAACTATCAACGTAGTCCTGTATTGCTGTTTTTAATTCGCTGTATGTAAATCCTGCCATTATACTGGTCCTGCTGTTACTGTATCTCCGCCACCTGTTATGTCTCCTGTAGTAGCGGTTCCTGTAGATGTAAACTTATATTCATTTGCATCTACTACAGTTATTGTATATCCACTTGCTGCTTCAAGTACAGTAGTAGTAACACCATCAACAGCTTCTGTAGCTCTAAATCTTACTGTGTCTCCAGTTGTTCTTCCGTGTTTAAATTCTGTAACAGATATAACTGTATTAACTCCTGCGCTACCTGTTCTAAACGGATTTAAAGGTAATAGTGTTTGTGCAGGTCCAACCGTGCAGTCTACTCCGCCTCCTCTAGCTCCTGCTGTTCCTGTTCCAGAACTCGCTGTAAACGTGTACGTATTGTTATTGTAATTAAGAATATTTGTTGTGGTGTTAGCTGTAACTGTAATCGCATACCCATCAGGGTCTTCTATAACGCTAGTTGTAAATCCATCAAACGCATCTACATTTCTAAATCTAACTTTGTCTCCTGTGCTTCTTCCATGGTTGTCTTCAAACACAGTTATAACTGCACTACCTTGTGTAGTAAGAAAAGGATTATTTACAAGAAGACTTTGTGAAGCAGGTTCTGTTCTATCAGGTCTTGGATTTAATAAAGCTTGAGGATCCGCTCCTACAGGGGGAGCTTCTAGTTGTGGCTGTTTCGGATCAAAACATTCTGGGCATGTTTTAAATCCGTCCCATTGTTCTTGTAATTGATGCAAGCGATAACGTTGTCCGCAAGTATCGCAGATTCCATAAGCTCGTTTACCTGATGCAAATGCCATATCATATTATAAGTCTAGGAGGTAAGAATTTAGAGCTTACCGAATCTATATCTTCGCTTGCTGCTCTGTCCCATTCTTCGTCATAAACTGATTTTAAAAGTTGTATCCTATCAGGAGCTCTTTTCATAGCTATGTAATATGCAAGACCTGCTGTCATACAAGGTATGAATCTAAACACAGCTTCCATATTATTAGTGTAGTCTCCTACGTCTTGCATTCTAGTTAAAGCGTAATATTTAATTACATCTGTAGAGTTTTCGGGAGTAGGGTAAAGATATACTTTTGGTGTTATATGCCTTTCTAAAAAGAATTGAGTAGGTCTAGCTTGATCTGTTTTGTTAGGGGTATAGAGGTAGTCAGACCGACTCAATCTAGACATTTGAAAATCTGTATTGTCACGAGTCATAACTGCAGAAGTAATATCTACAACATCAGTGCCTAAACTGTACTCATTAGTACCTTGGGTAACTGTAAAAGATTGTTCAGTTATAAGCCACTGATTAAGGCCTCTGTTAGCCCATTCCGCTATCATAATATTAAGCGAACGACGAGCGGTCTCTAAATCGTAACCTGTACGAAGTTCAAGACCGCATCTTTCGTATGCTTCTTCTATTAATTCATCAACGCTAAGGTTGAATGAAGTAGTTCCTGAGGTAGCCATTACTAGCCACCATACTTTTTCTTAGGCTTCTTAACTGTACCACCGTACTCATAGCCCATGACTTCACCGCCGCCCATATAGCCTTTGGTTTTTTTGCCTTGAGCATAATTTTGAGTTTTCTTAAACATATCTAATCCTTAGTTATAGTATGCAACAAAGAAGTCGCAGTTAGTTAAAGCTACATAAGCTCCTTCTGTAAAACGACAACCCATGCCTGGTATGTAGTGATCGAAAGATTCGTTCGCTGCAGATCCAAACTTAAATTGAGCTATTATTCTAGTGCCACTAGCACTTGATCCATCATATATGATGATCTGTGCATCAGCAGCGCTAGTCTGAGCTTGTACGGATTGTATTCTTAGTGAGCCTAAGTTAGTAGCACTTCCAGCGCCAGAAGCTCCAATAAAACCTTGGAGCCTTCCTGAGCTAGTTAAAGGAACGGATGCTTTTACATCTGAACTCATATTAGTCTCCTATTAAGCGTCAGCAAATGGTGTTACTAAAGTTCCTGAACCTAAAATGATACCTTCAACTGCATATTTTGCAGAAGCCATTGCAGTAACTTTTACGATACTACCAGCTAGTCCACCTTTAGTTGATCCATTCATAGTGATTACATCATTAGAAGCAGCGGATATAAATGTCTTACCTGTAGCGTTAGTTACGCCAGTGTAAAGGCCACCTACAAACTTATCTGTTCCATCCGTCAATATATCCATATCAGTAGCAGCTGTTTCTACAATAAAGTAGAAAGTTGCACCGATGTTATTGGCTTGGTTTGGATCAGTAGAGTCACTTGGAGTAGTCGCTACAATTGAAGGTAAAGTAAATTTACCATCCGCATCGTTAGTAGTTAATACTTTCCCTGCGTGTGCGGCTACTGTAAGCGTAGTGTCAGCTGTTAAGCTAACAAACGACGTACTACCTGCTGATATAAATCCAGCCAATGATCTGACTGGTCCTGAAAATGTTGATTTAGCCATGTTTTTTCTCCTAACTAAATATGTTACACCATCTTGGAGTAAGTCTGCCGAGTCAGTTGGTATAACAAATTATCTCGGTATGAGATTATCGTATCAGAAAAAAATAGAAATGTGTAGAAAAGATAAAGTTGCTGGGTTGAGTAAGAAACCCCCAGCAGGGTTCCATTAAACTAATCGAGTGTTATGCTCCTGGGCTACCGAAGACGCAACGCGGATCCGAAAATCCGAAGCTGTATCTTTCTCTAGCTTTGTACCTAACATTACCCGTGTCGAAATCCGCTTCCATTGAAGTTCTGATTGGTGAACGATTAAACATTTTAAATCCGTTCGGTGCATCAGTCTTAATGAAAAAAGCATCGGTGTCAGTTAGATAATGATTAACAGTGTAACCTTCTGGGACCATGCCCATGTTACGCATTGCGTTAATGTCATTATCTGACGTTCCAACTCTGCCTGGAGTTTCCAACAATCTATCAGCTACGAATTGTAGTTCTTTAGGAATGATTAATTTCGTTCCTTGAAGAGCTACTTTCAAACCACGTTCGTCAGTGAAAGCTGCAATATCAATTAATGCTTGTTCAAGTGAAGTTTCACTTAGGTCAGCAGATGTTGAAAGTTCGTTGCTCAAATTTGGACCGCCCACAGTTGGGTGATCTGTTGCGCAAAGTTCTTTCCCATCGCCGCCAGCGAAACTTGAATTGAATGCATTATTCAATACAGCTGCTGCCTTGACTTGCTTAGTGTTTGACATACTTCTTGCAAGCGCACGAGTGTACCTGGCCGACAATCTGTCGTATAGGTTATCCTCTACCGCTTCTTCTGTAATACTAAACGCTAATGCTATGGTTTCGTGGGTGTAACGTGACGTGAATGCCTCTTGGGCTGAATCAAACGCTACGCCTGCTCCTTCTGATTTAACGGGTGCTTGGTCAAATCCTGTTAACATTACTTCTTCTTCAAAAGCACGATCAGAGTTTTCAACGTCAAAAATTTCTTCATGTTCGTTTTCATATCTATCATACTCAAGACCAAATAATGCATTCAGACCTGGAAGTAACTCTTTGACTAATTGTCCTCTGGAAATTGCCATCTAAATTACTCCTTATGTTCCTGCAACAGGACCTCTATAAGCATGTTCATTAATGAGAACAACTAAGTTCGCATTATCGCTTGAAAGGTCTCCGTTTTTATCATCTTGAACTACGCCCACAACTTTAAGCTGAAGTGCTTGGGTTGTTGCTAGTGTACTAGAGTCAAGCTCACGAGTAGCTACGCCAGTTGTCGTACTACCACCTATCCCATCAGTATCTGCATTTCTGCCAATAGCTGCCTGAGCCGAAGCACCATCCGCTTGTACAATAAACAATTGGTTAGGGTCGTCATAGATATAAACTTCTATGTCTCCGCCGCCAAGTGCCGTTGTAGATGCTGGATAGTAATTCTTAAAGGTAGGAGTTCCGTCAGTAGCTGTATAAAAAACATGCGATAAAACACCTACGTTATTAGCAGAACCAGCTGCTGATCTTTCGATGTATCCTCCATTAAATATAGTTAAGTCACCTTGAAAGATGCTTGTACCATATCCTGATGGATTGATGTTATATTTATTAGCTTCCTGAACGGCTGAACCGACATTGAGGCCTTTATAGGGTCTTAACCCAAAGGCTTTGTCTACATTTGCCATATTCTTTCTCTAATTTACAAGAATTATTATAAAGAACTCTTAGTTACTTGAACCTTGAGTTCCACCTATTGTTACGCGAGACTGTCTGTCTGGTCTATTAATAGACATGCTAGGGTGCGTACCATCTTTCATCATATCGTTATCTACAGCATCCATCTGGCTTTGCGTTTTACTCGCAAAGTGTTCAGATCTTTCCTGTACAGTTTCGATAGGCATTCTACATAGTATTAACCCACCAACACCAATCACTCCTGCAAATTTACCATCATCAATTGTGGGAGATTCGAAGTCAGGATATTCGTCTGCTCTCACAGGCTCCCATCCTTCTCTCATTTTGGCCACGACGTTCTTACGATCGTCTTGTCCTCTGAGTTCTAATCTCACCCAACGATGAACGTATCCTTCGGGGGGTGTAGGTGCGTCTAAAGCAGACGGGGGAGCCCAAGGTCTTCTTGCCACTTTTGTGTCGCGAGTTTGGGCTTCGCGTGGTTGACGATTTTCGTCTTTTCTTTCATTTTTGTCAGTCATTTATATTGCTCCACGTTATTCAACATATTTTGCGTACTCTTCTAAAGGCACACCTAATTTATTTGCTATTGCAACTTGAGAGGGTGTGAGTCTCACAGTCTTGCGCCCTGTTTTTGCACTTCGCTTCGCTGGTGCAACCGTCTGAGCGGGTTGGCTCGTTTGAATTTCTTCATTAAATTTATGAGGAAACTCTTTTCGAATCCTATTATTAATCTCATCATAGTATTCATTGCTTGCTGGGTCAAACCCTTCATTCAACAAATCCTCGTGAAAAGCAAAGGAGGTCATAGTCATAGCTTTATCATTTCCGAACCAAGGATTATCTTCGGCCCATTCCTGAGCTCTAGGATCTGGTTCTGAATACTCTTGAGGCTGTGGCTCTGGCGCTCTTGGTATCTCTTGTGCTACCTGAGGTTGCGCTGCTAGTGCAGTGCGTTCTTGGTTTAGAGCTTGTACGCGTTGAGCTTCAACAGCAAGAGCTGCTAGTTTCTGTTGTGCGTTCGTCTGTGCATCGATATCTCCTTCTTCGTTCGCTTTTCTTAATATATTTTTTGTTCCTTCGGTTTCGGCTGTAATCCTATTGGCTTCAGCTACGATGTAATTACTATCTAAATTCGTTTTTTGTTGTGTTAGTGTTTCGTTTTCTTTTTTTACGTTCTGAGCAAATTGCGTTGCTGCTTGCTCTCTTCGTTCGGCTTCCCTTAACTTTGCAGTTAGCTTATCGATACGTTTCTTTACGCCTTTACTGTATTCTTCGTGATCGTCAGCTTTTGCTTCTTCGGGTTCAGGTTCAGATATTTCTTCCGCAGCGCCCTCATCACCTAGTACAGGTTTAACAGGTTGTTGTGGATTTATTGGTAAGGCTCCGCCTTCATCTATGTCTACGTCTACTTCAGGGCCAGTATCATCTAACTGTACTATTTCTTCAGCGGCGTTCATATTTAGTTTATGCTCGGGCATGGTCGTTCTCCATGGTTATTAAAATTGATGCAGAATTGCTTCTGGGTCTGGGACGGTTGCGATGATTTCATCATCATTCAACAGCTTTATTTCTCCGCCTTCGATTTGTATCCTTGATCCTGAGTATCTTCCAATCAATACCCAGTCTCCTGGTTTACACCAAGGGCCAGTAGAAAATCTTTCTCCGTCGTACGCTTGTGGTCCGACTTTTAGTACGTAGCCAAGCAAAGTTCCTATCTGCTGTCTCTCACGAGTTTCGCTTGTTAGAACAATGCCACCTTCGGTTTGTCCTTGGCCCTTGTACGGTAATATCATAATCCTCCACCCTGTTGGTGAAGGCAATTGGTCTAGTAATTCTGAATTCAATTTATCAGGATCAAGCGTAGTCGCGTCTCCTTTCTTCTTACCTGATTGGTAAGCTTTTTCTAAAGCAGGTTTGTCCGCTTCTTCTTTTTTCCATTGTTCTTCCATGGCTAGGTTGCTTGGATTTGGCATTTATATCTCCTGGTTTTTCATTAGTTGTCGAATCTCTTCTCGTGTGTAATTCAACGCCTCGACTTGACCAGTCAGATTCTTGTAATGCTCCCAATCTCGGACTTCGCCGTTGGAGAGTATTTCTTGAAGTTGCTGTTCTTTTTCATCTATGGCGCGCAGTACAGCTGTCGCGAATTGTATTAAATCTATGTCATTCCTCCTGTTAAGTAAGGATTAGGGGTATAGGCTGCAGGGACTGGTATAGATGTTATACCTCCCATGTCTGGTACTCCAGCAGGGCCATACGGGTTGTTTTGATATTGTCCGCTTTGATACGGGTTATAGCCTACGGCTGGTTGCCCAACCATATAATTTTGTGCCATTTCAGCGGCTTGTTTTTGTTTTGCTGCTTCGGCGGCGGCAGCAGCTTCGGCTGCGGCAGTTTGTTCACCTTGCATCTGTGCAATAAGTTCTTGTAGCTGAGTCATGAAATCGGGTTGTGCGGGGGTTTCTGTTCCCATACCAGGAGTATAATTTTCATCCATTGGTATAAACCCTTCTGGGGGAGTGTCTAATGATCCTGTAGAATCGTATGTTTCTCCTGTTAAAGGATTGTAATAGTAACTCATTAAAGCTGTACCAACTTGCGTATCACCGTCCAATATAGTATCGTCCGTTATTGAAAAATCAGGTAGATAAGTTTTTTTACCGTTCGCTACTATATAGTCTCCTCCTTCATCCGATCCGCTGTAACTTAGGTAGGCTCCGCCTTCCATAGTATCTTTATCCAATATAGTATCGTCCGTGGTCGGTTGACCGTTGCCCACGGCAGCATCAACGGCTGCTTGTACTGGGTCAATCGTAAGAATAGGATCATCGGCGGCTTGTACTGGTACATCTCCAGAAGCCATAGCTTCTTTCATAGTTTTTTCTATCATCCTATCTATATCGCTATCCATAGGGGTGACTTCTGACTCAATCATGGGTGACATTGTTAAATCAGAAGTCATAGTTATTGGTTCATCTTCCATCATAGACATTCCGCTTGTTCCTAAGCGTCCTAGATCAGGAGAAGTCATTGCTCCTATTGTTACAGGTAAATTTTCGATAGCACTTTGTATTACTTCAGGAGGAGCTACGAAAGCTGGTTCAGGGGTTACTGGTTCAGCTAGTTCCATAGCAGGAGTTGTTGCGCTTGGTTTTAGCTGCCAACCTGTGTTCATGTCATATCTAAAGTTCCCTGATTGTATGGCTGTGGCTGCGTCTGGGTATCCTGCGTCTTGCCACCATGCACTACCAGGTACGCCTCCAGTTGTAGTTGCAGGCATTTTCTTAATGGTTCCAGGATCTATTGTAGGAAGGTTCGAAAGGTCAATGCCCAAAGAACTAGGGCTAGGCATCCCCTCTCTGTCAAAAACTAAGTTTCTTAAATTACTTAGATCTGGAATCATTCTTTGTCCTTTCTCTTTCTGCCCCAACTTTCATCGCGGCTATATCTTCTTGAGATCTTAATCTCTCTTCTTCGGATTGATCTTTCTGTTTAAGCTTAGCTTTGTCCAGTTTAATCCTTTCCTGTGCAATCATCTTATCATCTTCGTTCTCTTTTGCACGAATTTCAAGTTCTTGTTGTTTCAAGGTTACAACGCCATCATCACCAGGAGATAGTATTTCTTCTATTCTAGGCATAACCTGTTGCATCAATTCTAATTCTAGCTGTGCTTTTAAAGCTTCTTTTGCAGGGTTAGGTGGTGGAGGTGGTGGCATCATTCCGCCTTGTTGCATGCCTGGTATCTGTTGCTGCATTGGTTGTGGTTGTTCTGGCATTTGTGCATCGGCTTGATTCTGTGCTTCTAAAGATATGTGTTGGAATATGTGAGAAACCATAAGCGGTATTGTCGCTGGGTTAGTCATACCAGCACCTGACTCTAAGAAAGTGAGATGCACTTCTATGTGTATCTGATGCGCTTGATCAGGGAATGCCATGAGAGGTGCACCCATTAATGCGGCACTGTTCTCACTTGCTGGATCCATTGGAACGGGTGGTGGTGGATCTGGAGCAAACAATGCTTCAATATTTTCAGTACCTAACGCTTGATACATTCTTCTGTAAGCTTCCTTGATGTTGTGTATTTCAGGATTGCTTTGTACTAACTGTAGTTCTTGTTGTGCCAATGTAATACGTTGACTCATTGAAAAGAAGTTAGGATCACTGACAGGTATAACATCTACTCTATCATCGAAGTCCGTTTGTTTAATTTGTTGGTCGCCACCTATAACTTGGTATGGGTAAACAGGTGGTAGATACTCTGCAAATAATCTGGTGAGTATTTTAAATTCTGTCTTCTGTGCGTAGTGTAATCTTTTGTGTACAGCGGACATAACTCTTGTGCCTTGCTCTAGCAAAGCCATAGTTGTGCCTACTGGCATTTCCTGATTACCTTCTCCCATTTGTAGGTTAGTGATAGATGCAAATCTTTGTCCTGCTTCTACACAAAATCCTAACAGCTGTAGTAATGTTGCTGATGGTTCTTTATAAGGTAATGGTATGAGTGAATCTCTTAGTGCTCCGCCAGGTGCGTCTACGTCTCTGAACTCTCCTGGTTGTAATGGAGTCTCGTCGTCCCTGATTCTAAGTCCCCTGGCCTTGAACCCAGCAGGTAGATTTGCCAGCGTACCTGCATCGATCAATTGTCGTAGGGCTCCAGTAGCGGTTCGAGACAAACCGCCGATCATGTGTATTAAACCGAACCCATAGAACCCAAGACCAGGAAGAAACTTGTAGTGTACAAAGTATTGTATTTTTGTTCTAAGCGGATCGTTAGGATTATAGTTTCTTCTAATCGATAACACTTCGTTGGAAGCTCTGTCTACTGTAATGATGAAAGGTAAGTGGTAGCCATCCTCATCTTCAAAGCCTGGCATGTCCATGGATACGTGACATTCCAACAATTCGTACATCATGTCGTTGGTAGTAGCACTAAGTCCTTCTATTTCATCTTCTTTGTCTATGGTGTCACTGTTGCCTATATTGGTTTCAGCGGGTTGTAGTGGTATGTCTCTGTAAAATCCTGCAAGCTGTTGTGTCCTAATTTCGTTGTAGCTCATCTTGACTACGTGCGTCACTCTCTCACAGTTGGTTAAGTCACTAGCAGTGTAAGGAACTACTAAGTCTTCGACTGGAACAAACGTGCTGACTGCTCTTTGTTTATTTACATCGTAATAAACTTTCTTGAATGCTGTCCCTGCTAGGGGCAAATAGAACAATAATTGGTCCATTTCAGGGGTATATTCGTCCATTACCGTGGTTATTTGGTAATTCATGAACTCTTCTACCCTTCTTGCTTGATCCTCAGTTTCAGGGGTTTCAGCGCCCATAACCCTTGTTTTTACGGGTCCTTTGCTAGGTAATAGCTCTTTAAAAGCCTGAGCTTGGAATTGGGTCACGGATTCAGCGAGCATCGGATGAGTTACGCCTGATGCACCTGGAAAAGGTCTGTCTCTATCTTCATACTTGAAGCCAAGTAGATCTAACCCTTTTATATATGCATCTTCCCAATCATGACGACTTGATCTATCCTCTTCGTAATCAGAAACTAATTGGGACGCAAGTCTTCCTAGCTCGCTTTCGTCAATGTACTCCGCTAAGTTCGCATCAAATGGTGTGGTGTCTATAGCTTGTTCCGCATCAGGGAAGAAATCTATTTGTGCACCTTGGTCAGACAGCTCAACAGAGACGTCACTTTCACCCATTTGCATAGGTTCTTCGATTTCAACTTCTGTGCCGTCTTGTACTTCCAGATCAATTAGATCTGATAACCTTTCTATGTTGGTTGGTTTACTGTTTTCTGCCATTTACTTTTTGTGTGCTTTTTGAATTGCAAAACTTGCATTCATAGTCGCTCCTTTATGAGGAGCAAATTTACCTGTGTGCTTCATCAGTTTGTAGCTGCCGTTCTTTTGCTTCATCCAGTGATAGCCTTTAGGTGCTTTGACTCTCATTTATTATCTTCCGTTTACTTTGTTATCCATGTCTTCAAGAGCTCCTTGTATATCTCCAGACATTTTTTCAGAGCCGCCAAACATCCCTTTAAAAGGGCTTCTTGCTGGGTCATAGAAATCAGGGTTTTTACGTTGCTCGGATGCACCGAAGTACATTCCTGCTCCACCTGCTCCTAGACTTGCTATGGTTCCTTTTATCACACTATCTACTTTACGCATCCTGTTTAAAACTTCCATAAGTTGTCTAGCTTCACCCATGGTTTTTGTTAGCCTCATTTGTGCCTCAAGGACTTTTACAAGTTTTTCAACTTCTGCACCTTTTTCTATTAACTCTTGCGCTTTTTTAGCGTAGCCTGCCTGTGATGTTATAGAAGTAGTTCCTCTAGTCACGCTGTCTGTTAGAGCTTGCGTCTCTTGACCATACTTCGCAACCATATCGTCTAACTGGTTTTGTGTTAGTTTATTAAATTTGTCCCCTGCTTGTTGACCCGTCCTCATACTTTTAAGAACGTTGTCCATTCTTGCTGAGGGACTTCTTCCACCTAAACTACCGATGCCTCTCATGAGGCCTTGTACTAATGGTCCTAATGCCATGTTGTTCTCCTAGTAAACGCCAGTAAATTTAGTGCCTCTCAGTGAATCACCACCGCCACGACTTTTACCTTTACCTGCTCCAGGTGAAGGCTTCTTAGAAGTTGTCATGTTGGATTGTTTTGCATAAGGAACAAATCCTTGGTCCTTTATTGTTTCGCCTTTGTCAGCCATTATAGTCTCCTAATAATATTCTCTAATCTGTCTCGGTTGATTATCCTGCAGATCATCGTCCGATTCTAAACCAATAAATCCGCCCTGTCGATAACGCATTAGTGCTTGTGTGGTTGAGTCTACTAAGTCGTCGTGATCTCCAAAAGGAAATGCCGCACATTCTTCTACTAATTCGTCTGCCCAACGTGTGTCTGGTACGTACACCATTCCAGATTCTAACATTGGCGCAACAGCATTTACTCTTGCGACTTTATCTTGTCCTTTGCCAGGTGAGTAATTAACCACAGGGATACCTGACTGACGTAATTCGTCCGTGAGCGGTAGACCACTGGCCTTGGCTTCTACGATTACTGTGTCTGGGTCCCAATATTCAAATTGTTTAAAGGCTTCTCTCTTCAACGTAGGGAAATCCCATCTGCCTTTTTTAACATCCAGCAAGAGTAACGCTGGCCGCATAGAGTTAGGATCAGGATAGAACACGCACCATGTTGTAATAGCAGAAAAGTCAGAGGTTTCTTTCTTGGTATAAGCTGTATCGTACGACTGTATCACGTACTGCATTTGTGGAACTTCTTCCTCTTCCCACTTTTGCCACCATTCACGTTTTAATATGGCTCCTTCTTCTGATGTAGGGTT